GTCCGTCCGGCCGTCAAAGCTGTCCCTGTCAACCGCAGACGAATTTTATAACTGGACGGCATGATCAATGGGGTCCGAAATACCCCCTTCTGAGCGACGAAGCTCGTCGTCAGAGCGGTCAAGTCCACCGCAAAGGAGTTATTCGCCCCGGCGGCATCCTGAATAATATTGTTGCTGCCGTCAATCAGGTCGATTGTCAGCGTACCATTGGCCGCCGCTACGCCGTCCCGCCGCATGAAGATACAGACGCTATATTGCGTCAGGGGGCTGAGCGTACCCAGAGTCCCCGTGGACAGGTTGAACGTCTGCGTAATATTGAAGTTCGTCGTCCCATCGCCAATAATCGCCAGGCAGGCATTGCTACCAAAGGTAACGCCCGTTTCCTCCGCCAAATTTGTTCCGTAGGCTCCAGCTACCACCGTCCATTGATTAAGCGTAGCCGTCGGCGGCGTGCCCGTCCAACTTGCCGCGTTGAAACCCGCTCCCGTCAGGAAATTGTTATTGGCATTATTGCTGTAGCCATCAATCGCACTGACACTGATCGAAGCGTTGGAACCAAGCGGCCAGTTAAAGGCGTAGAAATCAGTCTGGCTGCCTTGCCCGGTAACAGCGAACGTTTCGTTGCCCGCCGTCGCGTTGCCAATATAACTGTCGGCTGAGCAGAGTACCTGGATACTCTCGGCGAACAGATTCTGCTGCTGGTAGCCATCACTAGGACGGTAAACGGAGACGTTGATGCTGCCATCGCCCGTACCGATAAATGCTCCGGGAGTCGCCGTCACGGTGCATTGTTGGATCGTCTGGCCTTGTGCCAACATCTGCGTAATAACTTGTTGAATCGAACTGACGATATTGACCTGCTGCAAGGTCTGATTGCGACGAGCATTGTCCAGGAATACCACGCGGTTCCAGTACTGGACGCAAATATTTTGCATCGTCGTCGCTACTGGTTCCGGGGCCGACAGATTCGCCAAGTAGTTGCCGCCGTTGACCGCCTGGATATCGGGCTGAGCATTGAGCTGCCCCGTGACGCCGTTGGTCGTATCCGTCAGCGTCGTGTTCATCGTCGTCTGATAGGAACGAAGCTGCTTGAGGACAAGCCCAAGCTTGCCGGTTACCGAGAACAAGCTGCCCGGAGAACCGTAGAAGTTTATTGCCATTATATGTGTTTCCAGTTTTTTCTATTGATAATCATGCTTATCATCCCCATCGACAGGGGAACTTGCTCTTGAATCTCCCGGAGTAGCAGACCTTTCCTTCGCAGGAGTCTTATTTTGACAATATCTTCATTAGAACATTTAGCAAAATTAGATTTTTCGCCACTCCGCGATGTACCGTGGCGTACCATATCCTGTCCATTTGATTTGCTTGTATCCCACCGCAGATTACTCAAATTATTATTGCGGAAATCCCCATCGTTATGACAACACTCTAAATTTGCAGGGCATTGCCCAATAAAAGCCATTAAAACAAGGCGGTGTACCCGAAACATCCGCTTCTTTCCAATATTATTTCGCAATACGACGACCAAACAACCATTTCCTTTTACGGAAGGATTTAATTTTCTCCACGCTCCATTTTTTGCGATATCTCGCCTGTTGGGTTTTGGATTGTGGCCAACATTAAATTTAGACCAAACGGAGCCATCGTTCCCTACCCGATACAAAGGATATCCAATGCAATCCAAACTCTTGTAATGTACTGAATGACTAGATAACTTATCAAACATGGATTTCTAGCTCCTTTCAGCTAGGCTTCCTAGAAAGGAGAGGCGAGTAGTGATCGCCTCCCCTTTCATTTTACTAAAAATTATCTTACATTGAAGAGATTGCCCGGACTTCCATAGAATGCAATAGCCATGAATCACCTATCTAAGATTGGCTGAAATCCCCACCCCTGCTTTCAAGTCCTTCATCGGACAGAGCCGGAGAATTCTGGCTGCCGGCATCACCGGGCGATGCCTCACTGCTGTCACTACTACCAGATTCACAGCACATGATGCCTTCTTGCTCGATACTCTCGGAGATATCGCACTCGCCGGCACCCTGCTGCATCCACGGCGGCTGGGGGAAGCACATGCTCGCCAGATCGGGATTTTTAAAGCCGTAGATGTACGTCCCCGAAAGGCGATAGATAATGTCCTCCTCGGCTCCGCCGGCCCCCAGTTCCTTCATGCCCGGTTCTTTGTGGGCATCGAGCAGAACCATATTATCATCGCTGGGCTCTTCACTGGGAATCGTCGGGGCCTCGCCGGTCTTCTCCGCCGTCCAGTCACAAATGAGCAGCAACGTTTGGGAGGCCAACTGGACGAAAGAGACCGAATCGCCGTCGAAGCCGCTGGGGCTGGTAACCGGCAGCATCCAGATTTGCTTGTCCTTCTCGTAATGATTGACGACGTAGTAATCCGTCCAGATGCCCGTATCGTCTACTTCATAAAGAGCATCGGCCGAATCAATACTAACATCGCCGAACTGGACGACGGCTTCCGCCGTTCCGTTTTGTACTTGGACTTCCTCGTTGAGTGCTTCGTCAAATGGCTCGGCCATCGCTTAGCCCTCCGTTCCCGGCACATTGCCGTTGGTCAGCTGTCCCGTCAACTGGCTGAGCGTCGTGCCTTGAATGCTCGGATCATAATAAGCTGCTGCTTGCAAGAAGAGAGCGGCCGAGCCGCGATCTGTCATTGCTGGTGGGGTTTGCGTAGCATTAACCACTGGTTTGGCGAAACTGTTGAAGTTCAAACTGGCCACCCCCGCCAAACGGAGCTTTTTGTTGGGGGACAGCAATGCTTTGAGATTCACGGTAACAACGTTGTCATAAAGATTGACGGATAGCGTTCCCGACTCCAACCGGGCCAAACCGCCATCCTTGACGGCAATGGCCGCACTGGTACGGAGTTTGATCGCAGCCGTAACCACCGCTGTCGTAATCAAATCGGCGACTTTCGTCCCCTTGGCTCCTCGCATCGTCAATTGCACTTCACCTGTCCGCTGGAACCCACGGCGAGTAGTTGACTCGGTGTATGTTCCTTCGGCTTGGTGAACGCCTTGTGGAGCGTTGTTCCAAACTTCTTTGTCCACCAAGGTATAGCTGATCCCTAGGCCGGATGGATCAACCGTATATGTCGCCGAATCACGATAGAACCCTTGGGGGATGCCGGTGACGGCCATCTGCCCCCGAATCTCATCCGCCGACCGCTGGGTAACGTTATCGCTACGGATAACGAACTTACCCGTACGGGTACGGGTGCTGTAAAGGCGACGATCAATCGCCACCGTCTCCGTCCAGCGATTATAGAGCGTGTCGTTGCCGGGGGTAGCCGTTCCCGTTCCCTCCCCATCTTCCTGCTGCTCCGCTGTCTCCCAATACTTGGCGACGATCCGATAAGTGCAAAGAAACGTCGCGTTGGTCAGATTGGTGATTTGACAGAACTGCGGCATTGGTCCATTCTGGGCGTCGACGGTGCCGTCAGCTTGAGGCAGCGGGATCAACTCGTTGCCGTTGCACTTTACCGACAGTGTTTTGCGTGGTTCTAGGAGTTTCTTCCGCAGGGCTACCATCAAAGCAGCGGGATTGTCTCCACTGACCCCCAGCATGCCCGCGTAATTGGCATTGACCAAAAACTGCACCGTAATATCAAACTTGGTGACGTACCAATCCGTCTTGCCGATCTCATCGTACTCGGCCTCCTGCGAAAAGGACGTATGGAAGGGATATGGCAGTGAGCAGTCGTTGTAGACGATTTCCGCCATTAGAAATCCCCTCCGCTACGGAACCGCTTGGGCCGGCGTCCTTGGGCTTGCTTCTCCAACCGTTCTTGATAAGCGGCGTCCCCGTAAACGATACCCTTCATGTCGTCATCGGGCTTGTCACTCTTGGAGCCGATTTTGGGCAGCCAGTTGATAATCGCCGTGCAGGCTTCGACCAGTACGGTAGCGATCTCACCCTTGAAATTGGCCCAAGCATCCTCGAATGGAGCCATCGTATCGTTGAGATCACCGAGAGCCTTGGATAGCTTCTCAGCAGTCTCCGCCCGGTTCTCCCCTTGATTCATCTTCCGCTCGAAATCCCGCATTTCCTGATCGGCCGCGACGTTAGCCATCGAAGCGGAGAAATCGGCGAAAGCCAGATTGGCATCGTTCAGTTCTTTGGCCCAGCCACGAATTTTCTCGACACTCTCGGCCATCGCCCCCGCAAACTTGAGGACGGCTCCTGCTGCCATTGCATAGGGATTGCCAGTATCAACCAGTTTATCCCCAGCCTGACCCAGAGCCGAGCCAGCGGCATTGAAGGGACTGTCCTGCTGCACAACGCCGGCCACCGAACTGCCGATATCAACGCCGGCGTCCACTTTCTCCCGCAGCTTTTTGTACTGCTGCGGGTCCATGCCGCCATAGGCTTGCTTGGCAGCCAGCAAGTCCTTGGCAATACCCCCGAATTTATCGAACATGCTCATTTACGACGGCTCCTGTTCTGCCGCAGGGCCTCATACTGGGCTTTCATAACCATCGCCTGCCCTGGACCATCGGCTACGGCGTCGAAGTAGGCTCGCTCGGCATTGAGACTACCGAGAGCGATTCCAGCCCCGTACGCGACCGCTCCGGCTTCGCGGTAGCACTGGCGGCGGCGGTTGAGCCAGAAGCCGAAGAACTCGGCGTAACTGGGGCGGCGGCCGGTGAGGAGGCGGTAGAAGCCGATATTGCCCTGGCAGGTATCGGAGTATTCCTCAAATTTTTTTTTAACCGTGCCTGCCAGGCACGATAGGTGACGAACAAATCTACGCAGTCTTCGTTCGTCAACGTGCCGGCCGCGTCATTGCCAATCAATGGTTTGAGATCGAAGAACACCCGAATCATTTCACAGGCTCGACAAGTTGCAGACTCAGCATCCTTCATCGGCGAGGAAGCGGCAATGCAATAAGCAGTGAAATCGCCGACTACATCCATGATCCGCCGATGAATCACCATCGGGTCGCCATCTACCCACCGCTCACCATTCCAATAACGAAAAATCCGCCGTTCGGCGGGGCGATAGATGCCGTCACGACGGAGCCAGTTTGTCAGCCAACCAAACATCCCTTATCCCCTTTGTCCCAACAAATCATGTAAGTAAACTGTTGTTCCAACACACTACCCCTGCAAGGCTCGTCGGCGTCGGACTGTAACTGATTGCTCGCAAATTGACTTGCACCACGGACCGCTCCGCTCCTACGGGGAAATTGATCGGCTGGCCTACCAGATGACAGGCCAGGAACGTAAAAGGCTTGCCCGCGACTGGACTGGTAAAGCAAACGGAAAAGAAGTGGCAGGTTGAGGAGTAAAGCGCCCCGCCACCACCCATTCGCTTACCTGCGTAGGAATTTGCTCCCGGCGAGCCTGCCCCAGCCGACGATTCGGAGCACAGGGCATCGAGAATCGCCGGATCGAAATAGACTAGCGGAATGCTCAGCGTAGCTGTCTTACCCATCGTCTGTACTTCAGCCGGCGTCTGACCGTAGGCATTGATGATGACATCAAGATTTTCATAAACCGGATTCCAGGTTGGCGACGACTCGCAGTAACCCAGCTGCTGGACACCAGCAATTGCCGAGCCGGCGGCGCCTTTGACCAGCACCAAAACCTCGCCGGCTGTAAAAAGATCAACCGCCATGTTAGGTCGTCCCTCGCCGCCAGAGAATCGAGTTGGCTGAGATCAACTCCACGCTACCCTGACCACCATAGGGGCTGTTGAAATACGGGATGCTGCTCCACGTCAATTGCACCAAACTCCGCTCCACACCAATCGGGATACGTACCGGCATTTCCGCCAGATGACAGGCATCGAAAATATACGGTTGTTCCAGCCCGTTATTACTGCTGATGGTCAAGGTCATTAACGGATTATCACTGCTGCCTAAAATCCCCACTCCCATCGGCGTCCCCGCCCCAGCCATCGTCAACGTATCCCCCTGAGCATTGCCGCCACCCATTGACGCGAGAATTACTGCTTCTAGGGCAGTCGGATCATAGTAGACCAACGTCATCGTGATTTTGGTTTCGGCCAACATCCACAGTCGATTGGACGGCACAATCGGGAAGTCGTCCGTGGGCACGTCCTTGTAAGCGAAGCGAGGCTCGATATGGACAGGTTCACTACAATAGCCCAACTCGATGAGGGTGATCGAGCCCCCTTCGACCTGGACTAAAGCTTCGCCAAATGTCTGAAAGTCCACGCCCATTTAAGAACCCGTTCCCGGCACTCGTCGGCATGACAAGTTACAGTAGTCCTTTCCCAACTGGATCGTCACTTCGCCATCATTCGCTTCAATCTGCCACGTTTGTCCATCAGGACCGATAATCCGATCCAAGGCATTGAATTCGGTGATGCCCAACCGATCCATTTCCACGCGAGGGATTTGCCAGACTGTTCGGTCTCCCGCTGCTGCTGTCCCCCTCAGGGGCTCGCCGGAGTGGTGAATCTTTTTTTCACGGCACTCAAACGCGGTGAGCGTAGTTACCTGCCCCATATTCTGATCGTTCGCCCGCTTCTGGATTGTTATCGTATCTAGCCACCCTGCATAAAGTTTGCGGTAGAAATATCGCTGGTTCTGGCGGTTCATTGGCATCGGCAAACTCCCTTACCAGCGCCAGTTCCGATACATTGGGTATAAAAGGGGTTTCACAAGAGAAAGTAGATAATTCTGATCCTTCACCCCCAAACTAATGCTACGTTCTTCGTAAGACTCCCCGCCAAGCTCTATCCCCAGTGGAAAAATGTAACTCAGTCTCGCTACTAATAGATCAGCGGCCATACGGATCGTCGGTGGCATATTGTCTACAGTCATTCCAGCGGTGTACGTCACCTTGATATTGCCCCGGCCCTGGCCCACGAACGTTGAGAGATAACCCGCTTGCCGGCAATAAGGCAGTTCCCAGTAGCCGTTGTTTTTGAACAAGATGCCGGAGTTGCCGAGTCCATTCGCTCCATCGATAATCACGACATAGCTGCTGCCATAGGTCAGGGGATCGCTGTTGAAAGCATCATTGCCCTGACCCCACAAGCCGTTCTGCATATCCTCCCAAACTTGCGGCGTCGGCGTCGTATAGATCGGCCGATGGGGCAGCAATAATCGCTGTGTACCGGTGCCATTGACGTAGATCGTCCGCGATTTCTTGAACAGTCCATCCTCGCCCCGATTGAGAGCGAGTTCGATGATATTGGCCGCCCAGGTGTTGTAGAAGCCCAACAATACGTCCTGCGTCGTGTTGGTGGGGTCGATCCCCAACACTTGCTTGATCTCCACCAGATCGCTGTAGACAGCCATCGCTTGGCCTACTCAGGATAATGAACGCCGGGGCCCGACCATTCGGCTACCCCGGCGGGGACAAGGGGGAGACTGCATCCCATTGCTAGACGTTCACGGCACCGGAAGTCGGCTGGTATGAGTAGCCACCACCGGAACCAACCGTGCGGAGCTGGGTGATGAAGCCAGCCTGGAAGCCAGCGACATCGGCAAAGCCCGACGCCAGGAACAGCCGGGCAAACTGCTGCGGCCGCTGGAAATAGCTGCCTGTCATCACGCCCGACAGGAAGATATTGCCCGAAACGCCGGAACCGAAGATACCGACGAAGCCGTCGGTCCAGGCACCGGAGCCCAGGATCAGGAAGCCACCGGAGGCGAACTTGCCGGGCAGCTGGGCCAGACCGGAAGTCGGATCGGTGAACGTGCCCGAAGCCGTGCTATCGGAGCACTGCACGCCGATGATGAGCGGACCGGAACCGATAGGCTTGCCGGCCACGTAGACGTTGCAAACCGTATTGGCGTCACCGAGATCGATGATATCGCCAATCAGTACGCCGGAGAGGCTGGATACACAGCCGCCGGAGGTCACGGCAATGCCACCCTTGCCAGCGACGGCCGTGCTCGGCAGCGACGGCTGGCTGTGGACGTTGTTGAACAAATCTACGACCAGATTTGCACTCACTTGCAAAACTCCTTTAAGCTTTGATCGGATGGAAAGGATCGATATGGGAATTCCCATATCGATCCGTGGATTACAGCAATTAACCGGTCACGATCAGGTTGTCCATGAAGACCACGCTGGCTTCATGACGCAGCTGAATATCGGCCGACAGGATACCCCGGACCCAGGTCTGATCGTTGCGGAAGCTCGTATCGCCCTGGGTGGTCGCCGCGAACTCGATGGCCCCGAACATGCCGATGATGACATCGGACAACATGCCACCGACGATGTACGTCAGGTTCGTGCTGTTGCCCTTGGAACGGGACTGGCTGACCTGCGTGGACTTGGTGACGGGGTAGCCGCCCAGCATGGCCTTGCAGCCGTCGCCGGCCTCGCGGATCAGGTTGAACAGGAAGACGCCCTGCTTATCGCCTTGCGCTACGGCATCGGCCCGCAGCTGGTAGTAGCGATAGAGCGTCTTGGGCCGCATGATCCACGATTCAAACTCGGCGTTCGATTCCTCAATCGCCGCGATCATGCGGTAGATATCGTTGGCGACGAGCTGATCACCGTCGGCACCGGGAATGCTTGACGTGACGCGGTTGATGTTGGGGTAGTTGATGATACCACGGGGCCGGGTATCACTACCCTGACCTTCGAGGCCCGCCAAGTCGAGGCCAAGGGCCAGCGACTTGGTCATGTCGTCCCGTATCAATGCTTCGGCCGCCGGGGAGGCGAAACGAATCAGTTCGTTCGGGGCAATGATCATTACTGCTAGCTTCTTGGCTTGCAGCGTGGTTTCGCCAGTCCCGATGTTGCTGTCCGGGATCGGGCTGTTCTCACCGACCCAGTAGGTATTCGAGGCCGCCGTCTGCCGAGGGAACTTCAAACGGCCCTGAGCGGGCAGCGGCACCGTCTTGGCACCAGCGTTGATGAGAGCTTCCCGGTTACGCAGCAGTTCGATCAGTTCCCCTTGCTCGGGGGGAGCAACGAGGCTGCCGCCGGTCAGCTCGTTCAGCCAGGACAGGGCCTTGCCGGAATAGCCCTGCTGCTCCAACATCTTCCGCTTCATCCACCGCATTTCATCCGGCAAATCGTAGCTGCCGTCCGTACCGGCAATCGCCATCGACTTCATTTCCTGTCGGAACTCACGGTCGATGATATTCTCTTCCATGTAGCCCGTGGCGAGCGGGGCCAGGAAGCGAGTCTCCCCGGTACGGCCGGCGCCACCCCACTGATAGCCAGCCTGCTCGTAAGCCTTGGTCAGTCGTTCGTGGATGCCGTACTCATGCTTGGCCACTTCCCGGCTGCACGCCTGCGTCAGGACGCCGAGCATGTTCAAGAACTTGAAGCCACGAGACGACAGGGGGTCTTCACCCTTGCGGATGTGAATCCCCGGCCCGAATGGGTTGCCCTCACTCCCGTAATTGGGAGTCTTGGACAACTTGTCGATAAGCAGGTCCAGCTTTTTGCCGGTCTGCTCATTCATGGCCTTGTTCTGCCGGCTCAGCTCGAGGGCCTCGCGGGCCTCCTTCTCTGCAATCGCGGACATTCTGCACTCCTAAAGAACGGGGTCTGAATTTCAAGGAAATAAAAAAGGGGCCGGAGGACCGTGAAGTCCGCCAGCCCCCGAAAAAGGCTGCGTCGTGTTTCGGGCACGCCTCGGCGGTTAATTACTCCGCCTATGCCTATCTGATTGCTAGCGGCTTGACGAGCCGCCGGCCCCCGCTCGTTTCTACCCTCCGAAAATCTTCAGCAACTGGTCGAACTTCCGATTGATGGCTTCGCTAGCGGCCTTGTCCTGGAGGGCCGCCTCCTTCAGGGCCTTGGCGTCAATCATGGACTGCTTCTTCGTCTCCACCCCACCGTCAGGCATGGCGGCGATCCCTTCGGCATGCATATCGTCCGGCGTCACTCCCTGTGCCTGTTCCTGAGCCAACGGACTCAGTTGCTTGTGCCAGCCCAGCGACTTCGTGCGGAAATCATCATTGAACTCCTGAGCCGTGCTCAATTCCTTGAGGAAGCAACTCGCTTGCCCGATAGCTTTTCGACCCGTCAACTGCACGCCGGGCTTGTGCAGGTCATGGTCGATCTGGGACTGATCACTGACCATGCCACTATCCGGCATACCCGTCGTGATATCCTTACCATGCTCGAGGTCGGAGTCCTGTTCCTCCGTATCGGCTTCCAGCCGCGTAGCTCGTGTGCCATCAATCTCGATATTCTTGGGCTGCGCCCCGCCCATCTGGACGTTGCCCTCGCCGACGCCCTGCTCGATGGCTCCAATCGGCTCTAGCGTCTTGTGGTGGTGGTAGGATTCCATCCGGTGCATCTCGCCCCACGACTCGGTCGATTCGCCAATTGACTTGAGGAAGGCGGCGGCTTTGCCGACGGCGTTTCGCTCGTATTGATCGAGTGATTTTTCCTGCTCCATGGCCGTCGGCGAATCCTCGCTCTCCATCTCATTGCGTTCGTCGGCTGCTTCCGACTTGGTCTGAACCGGCGGAGCAGCCTTGTACTGCTTCCGCAGCAGTTTATTGACCTTGGCCTGCAACTGCTTGGCATTCATTCCTTGCACGGCGTCCTCCGCTGGTTCTTCCTCGACCACGTCGCTATCGTCCGGCAATGCTTCTTCCAGCTCCCCGTCGCTATCCGTCGGCTCCTCTTCTCCGGTTGCTTCGGCCCCGTCGCTGTCCATATCCTTTTCACTCAGGCTGCCATAGCCTTCCTTGCCGAACATGGCTTCGACTTCCTCGAGCGTGCTGACCACGTCCTTGAGCTTGTTTTCGAGCAGCTTCTTGACGTTGGGATTTTCCAGCAATTCGGCCATCTCGTCGCCTTCTTCGAGCAAGGCGGAGTGAATCTCGTGCAGCCGGCGGAGCACCTGGGCGCCCATCTTCTCCTCGGCGGCCAGCACGTCCCCTTCTACGCCAGCCAGCTCATCCGTGGCCACAGCCACGGCGTCCTGAGCGGCGTCGGGCATCGCCTCTACATCGCTGCCCGGCATGGCCTTTTTCTTGGTCGGGACGGCCTTCGTATTCGCTTGCGGCATCGCTTTGATTCCCTGTACCTGAGTTGATTTCTGGGAGCCGAGAAACTTGGCCCCGTGCTTGGCGGCAATCGTCACGGCCTTGCCCACGGCGTCGGGGATGTTGGCCGTCGCCGGGTCCATATCGAAGGCAAACGTCGCGGCCTTCATCGGGGCGGTCAGCTGCGTCTTCTCGCCATCGCTCCAGCGGCCGCCATGCCCCTTGGCCTTGCCGAAACCGGCCTCCGCCATATCCTTGCAAAATGCTTGCTGCTGAGCGGTTGTCATCCCCGACGTATCGAATTTCATGGAGACGTTCGGGACGCCCCGAACGAGCTTGTTGCGATACTTGACCTGGATCGACTTGCGGCCACGCCGGAAGGCATTCGGATCATCACCACTGCCAGGATCATCGATATTGCAGGACTGAGCGTAGTTCCGGGCCGCCTGCTCGTTCAGGTAAATCTCGTCATTGGCGGGCTTGTTCGTCGTCGTATTCCAAACGATCCAGCCCTCCAACCCGTCCCGGTCCCGCCGTACCCGCCGGGCCTCGTAATATTTGTGGCCAATGCTCTTGCGGCTGATCGCCTTCCAATCGCTGGTAAGCTTCATAGGAAGTTGCTTCCGGCAGGCACAGGCACCATCGGAACCACAAGCACAGGTATCCGTGGCAACCTGCTGCTGATCGACGCCCATATACTTCCGGCGGAGCTGCTTGCCGCGACCAGCGGCGGCACCGAATAGCCCCCGCTGCTTCTCCGTCAGCGGATGGCCCCGCACTTCGCCGTCTTTGAGAATCTGCCGAGCTTTCTCGGGGCTGATCCCCGCCGACGGTTGACTCTTCAGGTGCTTGACGACGACGAAGTTATGGGGCCGTGCCATCCAGACGTTGCCCGACTCCAGTTGCAGTCGAACGAAATCGGGGCCGACATCCACCTTGCGGACAATATCCCACTGGCCATCTTCCCGTTGAATAATGTCACGGGGCTTCAGTTGATCGACTCGCTGATCGTAAGACTTGCGGGCATACTTGCTCCGCAGTTCCTTGACCTTCTTGCAAGTCGCTCCAACACCGGGGTCGAACTGGGCCGGCGGAATCTTGGTATCGGGGAGATTGGCCAGCGGCACAGCGACTTCTTTCATTTTTCGCTCTGCTGCCTCATCGATTTGCTTCAACGTCACCAAACCACCACCCGTGCTTGCTTTAGTCTCTTCCGGCACATAGGTCGCCAGGCTCTTGTGCAAGACGGGAGACAACGCCTTGCCGCAAACCAAATAACCACGGCTCAGATTCCGCCGTACCGACTCCTCCCACTCGTTGTAAGCATCAACGGAGGGGAAGGACTTCATCACCGTGTCGCCATTCGCTGGCAGGACCACAAGGCTAAATTCGAGCATTAGCGTCACGAGCAGATGCTGACCGGCCGGCGTGCCCGTTTGGTAATCGGCCTGGAGCGGCAGCGTCTTGATGTTCTGATAGCCGATGGAACCGCCCCGCAGAATCCGCTTGACCGTCATGTCGAAGAGCTGCTCACAAAACAGGGCATGTGAGTATTCTTCAGCCACGGGCACGCCGTTCAGGCCCGTACCGCTGTAGAAGAAATTCCACGCGGCCGCCGTCTTGGCCAGCACGTCGATTTCGTTGCGGTAGGCTTTGGTGTCGGGGTCTTCGCAGGTGCCAATCGGCAGCGTCGTGCCGGAATTGCCCTGCACCTTGCCGTGATCGAAAAGGCAGATGGGATTCGCCCGGTGTCGCCACAATTGAATACCGCCCACGTCGAGCAGATCACCAACGCCATCTCGTCGTTCGCCGTTGGCATAGGGAATCTTGATGGCCATCCGGCTTTCATCGATCTGCGGTTCGCCGATGGCCACGTCGAGACCGTAATTACCCGCCATCGGCCCAGCGGCCAGCTTGTACTGACCGGCAATGGCCCGCTGGTTTTGCTTCAGTGCTGGCGGTTGCGGCATCACCGTCATTTATTCCCTTTGGCGGCGGCTTCGCTCTTGGCTCGTTGAGCAATCCGCTCCATTACGAATTCCAGGGCAATCTCGTTGCTCAGGGCCATCGTCAGCATCTGCACAAAATCCGTCACCGAATGTTCCGGCCGGCACACGGCCTGAGCGATTTCCGCCAAACTCGTCAATTCGAGGCGAAGACGAACCTTGGCCTCGTTCTCGTTGACACCCACGCTGCTTCCCCCTTGTCAATCCAAATAGTAAGAAGAGGCGGAGGTTTAGGTCAATGCCTTGTCCCACCAACTTCTATCCATCAACAATCCCAGCGTCTTGCTACCCTTCTTCCCCGCTTGCCTTCGAGCTTTTTCAGCGGCCTTACGATCCTGCTCGCGATACTTGGCCATTCGGGCTTCCTGCTTTTTTCGACGAGCAATAAAAGCCGCTCGTTCCTTGGCGATCCGAGCCGTCCGCTGCTCCGGCGTCTCATTCTGCCGTTTCTTCTCCTTGCCCTGAGCCCGTCGCTGGGCCAACTGGACGCGATTGGCAACGTTGGGCTTGCTCGGCTTAGTCAGGGGGCCGGCGGCCTGACGGAGTTCCGTCGTCGGCCGTTGCCTAGCGGCTCGCTCCGCTGCCACGGCCTGAGACCGCTCAGCCGGCGTCATGGCCATCAGTTGTTCTTGTGTCAACGGCTCGGGGGCCTTGGCGGCAAGAGCCTTGGCGACAGGGACGGCGGCCGGGCCGATTACTTCGGCCACCAGTTCCGCCGTCTGCTTGTTGTCCTGATTCGGCGAGAGCTTGTCGAAATAGGCTTGCAGTTCCTCGCCAATCTTGGGATCAGCGGGCTTGTGCGTTCTGGAGCGAGGCCGGACGAGCTTGTCGTACAGGCTGGCAACGTACTTCGCCCCGCCGACGATAGGATTGAGCAAGCCCGAAATAAAACGGCTCGTCGTGCCGATATCAGCGGTGTTGGGTTTGAACTTGCCTTGGTTGCTCGGCGTATCCAGACCACCCGTCAGCAAGCCCCACCGCCACTCGATGTACTGACTGTGCCAATCTTGCTCGGCGGCGACCTGCTGAGCATCGAAGGGAAACTGGGCTACGTCGTTCGCTTCAACTTCGGCGAGATGCTTTTCGACTTCCGCCGTCCACTCTTTCTCGAACTGGGGATCGCTAGTATCGACTTTTTCTTCGGGCACGGCTTGAACCCGAGCAGTTCGTTCGGCAGATCGACCAGCATTGCTAATTTTTTCATCCGCATTGTCATTGGCTCGCTCATTGCTTGGTCCCTTTGCGTCTTCCGTCGCGGCCGTGCAGCCATCACGGGTCGGATTCTGGCCGGGCTTGCAGGTGCCCTTCCCCTTCGCTTCATACCAGCTCTTACCCAACGTCAGCAACGTCTTGCTCTGGCCCAATCGCTGCCGGATTCGCTTCCGACCCTGCTGAGCCGGAGGCACCAAAGCCCCGCCGAGCGTCGTATCGATTGCCGAAAGGGCCATTGATGGAGATCCAAAAAGGAAAGGAAGCCCGTGGTTGGGTAACTTGGCTGCCGAACCGCCAACCACGGGCTGGGGATGGGATTGGTGAGTTAAATCTGGTTCGGGTAGCCGATGTTGCCACCGCCCGAAGTCAGCCCAGCCAACGTGAACTGAGCAACGAAGCCACCCGTACCCGAGACGGTGCCGGGAGTAATCGCGGCGCAGAGACCCGAGAAGAACGGGGCGCCTGGGTAGTCGATGAAGGGATACGGGGCCACCGTGCTGGCCAAGCCAGAGGCCAGAGCGAGGGCCGGGTTGACCGTCGGCGGCAGGAAGCCCAGAACCTTGTGGCCCGAAGTCTGGAAGGGGCCGCCAGACGTGGCGACGGCGGAATCGTAGAAAATGACGCCCTGGCCAGATTGCATCGGCACGAGCCACTGGATACGATCCAGACGGCCACCACCGGAGGCAATCAGGGTCGCGGCGGTAATGCCGGAGAGCTGGGAAAACACTTGACCGCCGCCCTGCGTCCAGGTCGACTGGCCAGTGTTGCCCATGTTACCGGAGTTGGTCACGGCCCCCTGAAAACCAAGGGGATTGCGATTCGTCAAACTCATAGCTGTTCCTCGTTCACCCATTCGGCCGCTGGCAGACCTGCCATAACGCCGGGCTGGAGCACGACGGACGCGGCCAGACGGATGGATTTAGCTTGAGGGTAAAGCGGGAACGAGGTTTAGGTCAAGTCAGGGTCGGGGTGGGAAAAATCCAAAAAATTTTCGCTTTCGGGCTTGCATTCGGAAACTAGAGGGACTATAGTTAGGGTGTAGTCAAGACCCAACCCTGAAAGGAGCCGACGATGGCCAGCAAGACCCCCAACTGCACCAAGCCCCGCCATTCTTTCAAGCCCTACGGCGGCCTAAAAGAAAACCCCGGTTACTTCAGCATTGGCGGCACGGCCCTGAAGGTGGTCGAACGCTGCTCGTATTGCGGCTGTGAGCGGAGCAAGGTAATCGGCGACCGTAATGCCTGCGGCAATCGCAACCACGGCTGGCGGTACACGAACGAGTAACTCCCAACCCTCTGCCCTTTTCCAAGGAGCCGACGATGGCCAGCAATGACGAATGGGAACGTAATGCCCGCGAAACCGAGGAAGCATGGGCCCGACAGCGGGCTCGAGTCAACTCCTGCATCCATCGCCTCGAACTCGGCAGCACGGGCCTCTGCGTCGCCTGTCAGGCCGAGTGCGACATGGACCCCGACGCGTTTTTCGAGTTTGGCCAGCACCCGCAGGGCGAGGCGAACTGGAAGGCGTTGCAGGAGGAGATGGCAGCCGAGATGGCAAGCTGGGACGACTGGGAGCCAGATGATTCGATTCCCTTCTGACAACGCAAAAGGGCCGGGGTGAAAACCCCGGCCCTTGCTGTTTCTATTTCAATTGCTTGTCAAGCAGTTCCTTGAAATCGAACGGGATGAACCCGTCAACATTCGGTCGATTGTCTGGCTCAAACAGGAATGGCAAATGCGGGTTCTGCCCTCCGTTGGCGTCCCAGTACATAGTCAACGTCTCGCCGGCATCGTTTTGGTAGATGTAGGGGGCTGGGTAGAAAACGCCGGACCAACAGCTTTCTCGAAGGCGGGGCTGTACCCGCAAATACGCCAGGTGCTTTTCGGAGTCCTTCAGAACATGGACCGACCCGATCTCGAAAAAACTGAGGTCCAGATTGAACCAAAAGTAATGGCCCGGCACCTGCGGGAATTTGAGTGACATTATCCTACCCTCGGAATTGCGTCCACGAACAGCGACGTACCGCCGTAGTCCATCTCGATCACTTCTTTGAGCATGTCATGCAGGCCGGTACGGTTGAACGAGGCTCGCCGGAACTCGGTTTGGCAAGACTCGAATCCCGCCTCGGCCAACATCCCCTGCAACGTCTCGGCGTCGTAGAAAGCCCGATGATCGCCACCTTGCAGCAGAGCGTGCAGCTTGGCCATCGGCGTCTTGGCCGCCGCACAGCCGCCGTTCATCTCGTCAAAATCTTTCAATTGCGGCATCAGTTCTTCCGACGGCCGGGTATAGCACCGTTGCAAAAATTCAGCATTCGGAACAACTACCCGCAAACACCCCGTCTCCGGCCGCAGTACTCGGCGAATGTCGCGAAGTAGGCTCAAACCCTCCGAGTAGTCGAAGTGCTCCAGACAGTGGTGCAGGAAAACAGCATCAACCATCCCCGTCTTCTGAATCAATCCCTGTCGCAAATCCCGCTGTTGGAAGGTATAGCCATTGGCCTGCATGTACTTTGACAGGTCCAGAGCGTCGATGTTGGTCCAACCGTGAGCGAAGGCGGTCAGGTGACAGCCCAGATTCAGTTTGACCTGATCCCCAGCTGACCGCCAATACTCCGGCGGCAGCTTGCCCGAACGGAGTTCGTTGATGTCCAGGACTTCATGACCCTCCGGCAGCCGCTCCTTCCACCAGCTGCGGGGGCGGATCGTCACCTGGGTCGGGTCGTGGCCGTTGGCGGCGAAGGAGATGCCGTGCAGGCCCCGCTGGCAGACCCGCCGCATCTCGGCGATCAAATCCGGCAGCCGGTCCTCGGGGACGTGCTCAAAGAAGGCAACGGAGAGACATAGATCGAATCCCACGTCAGGATCATTCGTACTCCGACTTCGCAATTCCCAAGGGGTAGAGCATACGTCAAACTCCCACAATTCACCACAAACACGGGTTAGGGAACAATGGCGGGATACGTCCAACCCCATCGCGAACAGCCCCACGTCCTGCAACCGCTTGAGCACGTACCCTCGCCCGCAGCCCAGCTCCAGCACGCTCTTGGGATGCCGTTGCAACACCTGCCGAGCAACCAGTTCATTGTGCGGGCCGTCCAGATAGCCATGCGGGTAGCCGGGGCCGCCGAAGTCGAAATACTGCCGGTTGAAAATCTTCGCTGGTTCGTAAGGAGCAGCAGGGATTTTCATTGATTCAATAATTACCAAGCCCGCTTTCGTCTGCTCTACCAAATTCCCTTCCTGAGTAACCCCCACCAATTTCCGCTCCCAAGTCGATTTTACTTCACCCAAATCAGGGATTTCCACAGTCGCCTCTCGCTTATCCTCCATCGGCCGCGTCGCCTCAATCGCCAAATCCGTCGCCCGCTCACCGTAGGGGCTCGTAACGACCTGCTCGAAGCCGGCGGCATTGAACAACTGCACGGCGATTGCTGGGCTGAAATACGCCTTGTGTGAATCTACGCCGGGGTTGTCGTCCCCCTGCCGCTTGCCATGCTCCTGATCGCCGAACAGCTTGCACGAAGCCGACGTAAACAAATCCTTGCCGTCCCAACCGTCGGGGTGAACCAGAATCCATTTGAGCTGGGCTTCGGTGTTCGGCACGATCACAATTAGCCGACCGTCCGGCTTTAGTACCCGCCGGCATTCCGCGAGGAATTGTGGGACGAGCGGGTAGGGGATATGCTCCAGGACGAAGACGGCCAGCACGGCGTCAAACTCAGCCGACGCGATGGGCCAGTCCGGCTTGGTCAGGTCGGCGGTAAAATCCACGCCGGGGCCGGGGCGGAAATCGACTCCGACCGTCGTGGCAGGGTTACGAGCGGACCCGCAGCCGAGTTCGAGAATCTTGTAGCCCGCTGGTGCATTGATCGTAATCATTGTGTGATCTCGTAAAAGCCCGAGGAAGGATTCCATTTGGAAATCAGTCGCTGATTATTTTCCAGGCGAACGAATAACAAAGGCGGATCTGTTAGCAAGCGACATAAGCTATCCAACTCCCCGCCGTAAAATTCAAAAATGATTGTCATAACCCCTCCAATGGCTTGACGAATTTGATCATGAGCACAGTTAGCTTCATCCCTTCCAGATCGGCCCCATTGCGACAGGTATTGCGGGGCCGGCCCATCCCCAACGCCCCCAGAATCTGCCCCGCCATCTCCTGTGTGACGTAGAAATGCCCCGACCGCTCGCCATCGAACAGCACGTCCAGCGTAATCAAGGCGATGCCGCCGGGCTTGAGAACGCGAAGGATTTCCTGCACACACGTCAAATGCTCGCCGGGGATATGCTCCAGCACACTGAGGCAAAAGACGCGGTCGAAATAATTATCGGCGAATGGGATGGCACGAGCATCAGCCTTCATCGATCCGATGTTCTTGAATCCAAGTTCCCCCGTCGTCTGCCGACTTGCTTCAATTGCCTCGTCCATCGTATCGATGCACAACAAAGTATTGCATCGGCGAGCAATCGCGTATTTAACGCAGGCCCACCCACCGCCAATATCCAGGCAGTCCTCACTTCCCGTCAGTTCGGCATTCAACACCGCCCACGGCCATTCGCACTGCCGGCTCCAGTGCAACGGCGACGGCGGCACCTTGAGCTGGTAGGCCCCATTGTCGTCCCGTTGGAACTGGCAGGAGCGACGGCAACGTACGTCATCGGCCAGCATCTCGCGGAATAGAGCATCGTGCTCCGGCGGGAAATCATAGTTGACGAATTCGGAGAACGACCGGCTCGGGCCGTAGCGGACTTCCCGTAGGTTGAATGGGTTCGACGATGGCACTACCCATTTGGGTTCCTCGGGGACGGACTGGATATGCGTAATCCGCCACAACCCCTCACCGCCGCAACCCGCTGGGGCCTTCTCCGCCGGGCTGTCCCATGAGCGATGGTCGATCATATGGCAGCAAACGTCCGGTTCAATAGCGAGTCGATAACCCAGGATTTTGGCTTGAGCAATCTTGCTGCTAACCGGCCAGCAATGGCAATGATCGGCTCGTTCATCGACGCCATTAATTGCCTCCCAGAACGGCGTGGGGATCATGGCGTAAAAAGTCTCGAACTCACGGGGCACCCACGGAAAGCGAGGACATGCTTTCGACCAATCCAAATTGCTCTCGATATCGCCGACAATCCCCGGCTTGGGGCAGTCGTACATGATCGCCGAGCCGCTAATCAATGTTCGCGGCGGGTACATATCGACCACTCGCGTCCATTGGTCATACCAGTTTGGCGGCAGTATTGTGTAGTCGCTAACCCAAACCGTCAGGGGCTTGGTGACAAAAGCAAGGGCCGTATTCCACGCGTTGCACAAACCACCCTTCGCTTCGGGGTAGCTTTTGTCCTTTGACTTTCCGTACCAGCGCAGCTTGATGCCCTGTTCCAGCAGATACTTGGGCACAAGGCCCCGCTCCACGCGGCCGGGACAATCATCGACTACGATTAACTCGTAATCCTTGTCCGCCATCCCGACGAAGGAGCGAGCCAGTAAGTCGATGCCACCGGGGCGATAGGTGCAGCAAATTAACGAGATCACGAAAATACCCCTCCGGTCATGTCGTGAAATGTAGGCTTCAATCTTTTCCAATGAGCCGTATTCAGAGCAGTGCAAAAATCAGCCATCATCTCGCCGACTTCTGCCGTTCCAATACGTTCTTCGATTATGTAACCATCCCCTACTTTCCCCGCCCAAATACGCCAAAGCATTTTATCTCCGAGTGCTACGTGATCCGCATGCTGAAGATGATAAAAATCAGGATGCATCAAACAACCCTCGCATTCGGGAGGGGCAGGATAAATTGGCCCTTAAATCCCTTGGCCCGGATTTTTTGAATCAAATCATCAGCTAAGTGCCACGATAGCAGCAAGGCGTAGCGAGGCTGAACTTCGTATAGAAATCGCTCATCAACGATAGGGATTTTACAAGCAGGGACGTAATGACCGATCTTCGGCGAGCCGGCGATTTCACAAACACAATCCAGCACGCCCTGCAAGCCAGCGAAGTAAATCAGGCTGACGCCACGACTCGGACAGCCGACGCCGTAAATCTTCGCTCCACTCCGTTTCAGTTCGGCGATCAGGGCCAGCAATTCGAGCCGCTGTCGTACAACCTGTTTGCCAAACACCTTACCACTGAAGTCATCCGCTGGAATTCCTAAAGTAGGTACTCTACACTTATCACTTGTACTTTTAGTGACGTACACTCGCAGGGAACCCCCATGCGTCGGAATCGAGCGGTAGCGGATGATCTCCATTTCATTGCGATGGAACAACCGATTCAAACTTTCCAGCGAGTAATATTGCAGGTGCTCGTGGTAGACCGTGTCGTATTCCAAACTGAAAACGTTCTGTACTTCGACTACAAACACGCCATCATCCGCCAAGAACTCCTTTACCGTTGCTACGAAGCCGTTTGGGTCAGGAGTATGAGCAAAGACGTTGCAGGCAGTAATTACCTGAGCCTTCTCCGGCTTGCCCAAATCCTTCAACCACCAACGGACCAAATCCGTCCGTAGCGTCGTAGGGCAGGTCGGGATGCCCTTGCACTGAGCTTCCATCGCAGCGGCTGTCGGCTCTACGCCCATCACGTTGAAGCCGGCTGCCTTGAAGTGCTGCAACAGGCTGCCATCGTTCGAGCCTACGTCCACGACGAAATCGCCCGGCTTACCATAGCCCAGTTCCTGGACTTCGCGGCAGAGATCGGCGAAGTTGTCCTGCAAGGCTTTCGTGGTTGAAGAGCGATAGGCGTAATTGCGAGGAAAGAGAATCTCCCGATCCACGATGCAGCCGAGCTGTACCAATTTGCAGACAGGGCATTGCAGCAATTCAGCGGGGTAAAAAGGCTGCTCCGTTGGCCGTTCGCCGATCTTCGTCAGCGTATTGACCGGCGGCAGGTAGCCCAGGAAAACCAGCGATTGCAACTGACCCAAGCCGCAGACGGCACAATGAGTCACGGGGGTTGAGTTCATTGCTTCTCCAATTCTTCGACACGTCGCTTCAACTCATCAATTTCAATATCGGATCGCAGTGATCTGCCAATCGCCCAGCAACCGAAAGCCGACGGTATCAAAAAACTCCGTATCTCCAACGGAGAATTCGGCAGCGAAGCAATCCCTAACGCTACCCAACCTCCTAGAGTCCATGTCACTGATATGAAAAATAAAATGCCTTTCATTTCACTGCCTCCCGTTGCTGCTTATGCCACTGGAACGTCTCATACAACCCGTCTTCCAATCGCATCTTCGGTTCCCACCCAAGGCCCCGAAGCCTCGTCGTATCGGGGCAGCGACGAGCCGGACTGCCAGTCGGCGAGGCCGCCGTGTAGTCATAGCGATGAGCACCCCAGCCCCCCAGACCCAGCAGGTACTGAGCGAGCTGCCAAACTTTCATTTCGTTCCGCTCATCGCCGACGTGATAGACCCCGCGATTCTCCCCCTTATCCAGCACCGTCAGCAGCCCGCTCACGGCATCATCGACGTAGCAAAAGGCCCGGCTGTCCTCGCCCATGCCGTTGACCAGCAACGGCTCATCGGCCTTCAGGTCTAGAATCCGTTCAATCAAATCGGGGATGACATGCCCACGAGGGAACAACGGGCCAAAGACGTTATGCGGCCTCGCCACCAAAACCCGATCCAGATGGCTGCAATGCAGGGCCAGCAATTCGCTGATGATCTTGCTGCCGGCGTAGCTGTAGCGAGGGTTATGCACGTCGGGGATGCTCAGCGGCACGTCCTCGGCCGTGGGGATCATCGGCGGCGTCTGGTAAACTTCGCTGGAACTGACCAGCAGGAACTCGCGGACGTTGTAGCGTTGGCAGGCGTCAAGCAGGTTCAACATCCCCTTGACGCCGACTTCGAGCACGCTGTAGGGCCGCTCGTAGAAATTGGCCGTGCCGTTGATCGCGGCCAGATGGATCACGCAATCCCGGCCGTTCATCGCCCAATTGACGTAGGGGACCTGGGTCACGTCGCCCTTGATGAAATGAACTTCCTTGGGCAGATTCTCCCGGCTGCCCCGCGAGCAATTGTCGATCACGCGGACATCGTCGCCACGTTCGACCAAGGCTTTGACGAGAGAGACGCCAAGGGCTCCGGCCCCACCAGTTACCAGGATTTTTCTTGGCATTATTCAAACTTCTCCGTCCTACGCTGCCACTGACGTTGCTGCCACTGACGTTCCTTTTCCTGCTCATCGATTATCGAATCGTGAACAGCAGCCATCTCATTAATCGCGACTGCTACTGAGGCAGAATGAGAACCATGCAAATGAGTTTGCAGGCAAACGTTCTTCGCTGCTTTCATCATTCGGGCCAATTGATTTCCTACGTCCATCACTACTCCTCCGGCGTAATACGGTAGGTTCGGCCGCCAATGTCGATGCGAGCATGATGCTGCGGATGGTAGGTCAAGGCCCGAATCACCCGCTTCTGCTCGTCACTGACCCATAGGAAATCGTTGATGGGTTGCTTTTTGTAGTAGTTTGGCACCTGCTTCCTCGCCGGTACTGGTCCCTTGAGCAATTCCGGCACCCACTTCTGAAACAGGGAAACGCAATGCTGCTTGGCGAGTTCCATGATCGAGCCGGCCGTCGAATAGGCATGGATCGGAAAACGATGGCATTCGATGATATCGCCGGCATCCATCTCCGCCGTCATGTAATGGATTGTCGCCCCGAATTCCTTGGCTCCCTCCATGATGGCGTGATAGGCCACATTCCGCCCGCCGTACTCGGGGAGGGGAGCGGGATGCCAGTTAATCCAGCGGCGACCGTCCCCCAGCTGCTCGGCAGGGATTCGCTTACTGCCGAGAAAATTGAAACCAATCTCGTAGTCGTCGTTGAAATCCATCGTTGGCACGCGGCCATCATGCCCATCCCACGCGACGAAACAATGCGGCAGTGTACCCAACCAATGAACCATCAATTCCGCCAATGGCCCCTCACCAACAAATGCTACCTTAACCACGTCACCACCCCTTTTTGATGGCGTCGATGATTTGATTCACGTCCTCGCCCCAGAACCGACGAAAACTATTCGTGGAAGGCTCATGACTCCTCCTGACTAAACGGTTTCCCACAATGCCCGCAATGATTATTCCGCATATCGGCAACTGCCTTCCCGATCATGTCAAAAAATGCACCGAATCCCATATTTGCTGCCCACAATGGAGTTTTGTCTATTTCACCTTCTCCGCTACGAATAATGATCGGGAGTAGGGCATCCTTGCAACCCGCGATAATCTCAACTTCCTCTTTTTTGACACCGTTTGAATCTATTCGCCAAATACACAAAGCAATGGCCCCATCTGGGTAGCTGCCACTAGAAAACCCCAACTGCTCTTTACCATCCATCTTTCACCGCCCTGATAATTTGATTCACGTCCTCGCCCGATAAATCCTCATGGCACGGCATAGCGATGAATTCGCTATCGAACACGTCCGTTCCCGGCAATGGTCGGCGGACAGCAGGAAATTCGTACTTGTCAATACGGCTGGCGATCACTGAACAGGGGATGCCCCGATCCTGCATCGCCCGAGCGAAATCAACCCGTCGCTGGACCCGCAGGCCGAAGGCGTAGCAGGCCGATTCCCGATCCGGCGGACTGGCCAGCAGCTTGACGCCATCGACCATCGCCAGCCCCAATCGTAGCCACGAATTGATTGCTCGCCGTCGGGCCAATCGTTCGGCAAAGCTCTCCAGATTGCCGAGACCGATGGCAGCGGCAATGTCGTTCATATGGTACTTGCCCCCCACTTCTTTCAACTCGAATTCCCTCTCGCCGAGGGGGCCAACAGGGAAAGAGCGGTCGATGCCGAACCAGCGGAGCTTTTTAGCTCGAAACGAATCGTGGTAGCTAAAAGGACAAACAACCCCACCATCACCCGTTGTCAAATGCTTGGTCGCTTGGAAAGAGAAGCAAGCGTAGTCCGATTCCCAACAATCGCCAATCGGATGATTATGATAAATCGCTCCCAAAGCATGGGCAGCGTCCTCTATGCAATAGAGGGATCTCCAATCATTACCCAAAACGTCAGCTAGTCCTTCCAAATTGGCTGGCAGACCCAACCAATGAACGGGAATGACTGCCCCGACCGGTCCATCATACGATTGTAAAATCTCCTTCACTGACTCAGGATCGATATTCCCCGTCTCCGGGTCTACGTCGGCGAACACCGGCACGGCCCCGCATTGCAGGATTGCCGCCGCCGTAGCTATGAAGGTAATCGCCGGCAGGATCACTCGGTCGCCGGGGCCGACCCCCGCCAGCCGTAGGGCCAAGTAGAGGGCCGACGTACCTGAATTGACCGCGACGGGGTTGGCGAGGCCGAGTTGGCTGGCCAGCTGCTGCTCGAAGTTGGCTACCCAAACCCCCTCGCTTAGTCGCCGTGATCGCAGCACCCGCCGTAGGTTTTCCTCGACCTCGGGGTCGATATGGGTGTAGAACATTTCCATCAGCGTCGCCACTCCGAACTATTGGGGTTGGTCCATAACGTCTGTTGCGCAGGGGGGGCGGCGATCCCCTCCCCGTTCAGTCGTTCCATGCAAAAAGAACAGCGATGGGGGGTGAACTGATTGCCCCGGCAATCCGAAGCCCAGAGCAATCGCACCCACTGCTGGCAGATCGGACACTGATACTTTCGCGGCAATAGTACAGCGACTTTATCGGGCATTATTTGGTATCCGTAATGGACAGCCGCCACTGCTTGTAAATACGGCTCTGATCGATATGCTCCGCTCCACATTTGCTGCATTGCGTAGACATCGGCAAATCGTAATCCTCCAAGGACTCGGCTCGTTTGAAACCAGAACGAACTGGCGGGCGGTAGCGTTCGGCTTCCTCTTTCGTATCGGCGAGTATTACCGTCAGAATACTCATTACCACCACCCTCGCTTGGGTTCTTCTTTCTTGGCAAGCAGATCGGCCAAACATCGCTTTACTCGTCCATCTGCTCTGGCTTCAACTCGACGTGATAGACTTGTGGACGGAGCCGGCAATTACATCCGTAGTAACCATCACCACTGCAATAGCTAACGCGGAAAGCATGAGCTTCCGCTGGCTCATAAACCGGAGCCCCACAAGTCGGACAATGACCATTGATCGGATATTTGATCTGCTTCGCTGCCGTAATCAGTTTTTCGGCGCAAGCAGCACAGGCGTACTTACCACCAATCAATTGACCAGGGTACGGATACAAGGCCCCCGACGAAATTGCCTGCGGAATCTGATTCTGACAATACATACATTGCGACATAGGTCACCCACTGAAATGGTTATTGCCCACCGCTGGCCCGAAACCCGTGGCATTGCCGCCCAGCCGGCGGGCCTGTCCCATCGACTGCGAGGCCAACGTATGCATGGCGACGATATCACTGCCCTGGAACGACCAGTGCGTGATATCCCCCAGACTCACGCCGTACAGTTCCTTGCCGACCAGCCCACCGCTGTAATACTTGTGCAGGAACGCCTGCACCTGCCCCTCGGGCACCTGGAATACGATGATATGCTGCTCCTTGAGGCGAACGCAGATGCCGACCAGCAGTTCCTGCGGATTACGCGGCAGGAAATCGAATTGCAGCAAACTCATTTGACTTCCTCCCCGAGAAACTTGAAGTAGCGGTTCGGTGACTTCTTCCACTTGTCCTTGTACGCCTTTTTGGCCTCAGCAGCAGAGTTGGCGGCGATAATCGTCAGATTGATCTGATAATTCCGCATTGCTCCAACTGACTTGATAGCGTGGTTTTTCTTGATTCGTTCCTTGGGCCGTCGCCCGCGATTGTTCAACCGATTGTTGTAGCTGCTCATTCCAAAAGCTCCTTCCAAAGGTTTTTGTAACGTTCCCGAATCTTGTCCCAACTGTATTGTTCAGCAATCCCACGCCAATCAGGGTAGCCTTCTCCAACACAACCGCTACGATTACGAACGGTCTCGATCTTGTCTGCCAACGCATCTACATCGCCAGCGGGGCAGCAATACCACCCAGGCACCATATCGACGGCACCAACCCCATCGCTACAAATCACCGGCCGTCCATGCGCCATCGCCTCGCCGACCTCAATGCCCCAGCCCTCCGTAACGCTGGGCTGGACGTAAAGCGAGATGGAGTCGTAGAAGTCGCTGACGTTCTCCTGCCAGCCGGCCAGATGCACGTTTCCCGCCCCCGCCTGCTGCACCAGATAGCGGACGGCGGGATGGGTCGAATCACGGCCGGCGATGATAAGCCGAGCATCCTTGTATTTCAGCTTGGCCCACGCCTGGATCAGATAAATCAAGCCCTTGTCAGCTCCGATGGCCCCGAGATAACCTACCGTGAACTGCTTGGGGAGGGGTTTGGGGTTTTCGTAGCCGATACCTTTACAACGCGAACACGGTTTGCTCGATTCAAACAGTTCCCCGCCACCAAAATCATGATAGCTTATCTTCGTACCATCGCACTTAACACACTTTGGGATTTTGCAGCCATGTGGGATGATTTCGATCCTGTTTGTACAGCCCTGCCGCCGCAGCACGTCGTGGGAATGCTTGGACGGCGTAATCAGCACGTCCGCCAGCTTGTAGCCGCCAATATACCGCTCGAACAGCTTGGGGTCATTCAAATGGGGGTAGTCAAAAGGCAGCCCCAGATTCAAATGGGCCTCACGGCTCTTGTCCACGTCATGGGCAGCACAGGTCCAAGTCACCTTGCAGCCATTGTCCTTAAGACGACGGACGGTCTCGGTGAAGGTGCCGGCGTAGCCGTGGGCGAGTTTGAAAGACTGATTGGGGTTGGTCTTCAATACCGCGACAACCACCGGATCCCACTGCCAGGGATCGTGAACGTCCACCATGTTCGTGACCGGCTCCAAAGCCTTACGGTCAACCACATCCGTCGGGCCAAGTTCCTTCAGGGCTTGGGATTCGTGCTGCGTGACACTACCGCCGCCTGTCTGAATGCCGACTTCATCGGCGGTGATATACAAATACCGGCTCATTCGACCTCCAAGATACGGGCGGTAACGCAGTCTTCCTTCCGCCGGTCCTCTGTGCCCCGGTGCCATTCCAACTGCACCAGCCAATCCTTGCCGCTCTCCATCGGCACACGGACGACCTGCTCCGTCTTGTTGGGGCCGAGCCAGCCCTGTAACTTTTTCAAGGCTTGTTCGGACGCCCGCTGAGCCGTTTCCAGCCGATTCTTGATCCGATCAAACTCCTGCTTGAGTTCTCGCTCCGTAATCTGACATTCAACCCAGCGGGCTACTTCCGCCCGTTTCGCACTATCCATTTACCACCCTCCCGTATCCAATGCCAAACGAGCAGCCGACTCATAACCGCTAACCATGTTCTCAATCGAGAACTGGCTGGCCCACTCACGACAACGATCCCGAACGGACTGATCCATTGGCGACTTCCACGCCAGAATCTGCTCGACCAGTTCTTCCTTGCTCTGCACCAAGGCTCCTACTCCATTATCGGAACCAACCGTTTCTCGCATCGCCCCGTTATCCCACGCAATTACCGGAGTTCCGCAGGCCATCGCCTCGACGGGAGCCAGACCAAATGGTTCCCGGAATCGCTGATTGGGGTGCAGCATGCAATGGGCTTGCGATAACCACCATACGCAAGAACCGCGACTCTGGTTGCCCACAATATTAATCTGCCCCAGCTTGCCCTTGGCCATTAGCCGCCGGCAATGCTCGACCAGCTGCGGCTCGTTGGTAATCGTCGTATCACCTACCATGTCCAGCTTGACGCCGGCTTCGAGACAAGCTTCAATCGCTCGGTCCGGGCCCTTAATTGACGAGAACCTCGCTAAAAATAAGAATCGATCAGTACGAGGAACGTTCAGCGGCCGGTAAAAATCCAAATCCACGCCGTTGTAACAATGCCGAGCCGGCCGATTGAATAGTGCCGTAAAATGAGCCGCCTGATCCTTGCTGATGCAGGTAATACAGGGCTTCTCGACCGGCGGCGGTTTGGTCATCATCGTGTCAATCGGCGCATGGCAAACGCCGAGGATCGGAGCTTTGAGCTTGCCCTCCATTTTCAACAAGTAACAGTGCTTCGACCACGAATGGTCAATAATTACGTCGGCGTTCAGCAGATGCATCCAGTAGCCGGGATAGCCACGGCTCTTATCTCCACTATAGGCTTGCTCCTCATTGTGCTGTCCCGCTGGCCCCGTGTGAATCATCTGCACACCATCGCAGGAACTGCTATCGGGAGCGATTAAAGCGACCTGATGGCCCCTTGCCGCCAGTCCCTTAGCGCATTCATACGCTACAACCTCAAGTCCCGCGTATCCGTAGCAGGGGACGGCGAAGACCGGAGTCGATATCACTGCGATGCGCATTAGAGCTTCTCCAGATAAGCCACCGTCTCGCCAAGGATCAATTCCCGTACCTTGTTGGCGACGACGTTGTCCGATGGCGAAGTAGTCCTGAATGACGATTCGTCATTCAGCCTCGCATCAACCTGAGCCCGAATAAATGGCAGCACGGCATCGAACAACTTCGCCTTTTCCTCCACGGATCGCTTGCCAGCATCCTCCAGACAATTGACCAGTGCATTTCTGGCCTTCCTCAACTCGGCCAGTTCCTGTTCCAACTTCTGTTCGCGGGTCATTGCTCAGTCCTCGCTTGTCTCGTTGTCATCGTTGTCATCCAGCTTCCACTCTTCGCCCTGTCGCACGTCCCCCACCTGCTGCTCCATCAAATTGACCATTCGCTCAATCGGCGTGCTGCCATAAGGGACATAATTCACCGCGTAAGCCGCTGCCAAATCAAATGCGCAGCTATCGTTAGCAATGACGTGAGGGAGGAGATAATCTCTCAGGGGCTTGTCCGGCGTGCCACACTTCAAGTCAGCCCATCGCTTAACCAATTCCTTCCCATAAGACTCGGGCCGAACTAACTGCAAAATGCCGCCGGGGTAATAGATTTGCACAATTACTTGCGGGCTCATCCCAACGTCTCCAACGGGCGATACTCAGGACCAATCGGTACGCCATTCTCCACCTTCAGCCGAGACTCGCTCGCTCCAATGTGCCGGCACTGGATTAAGCGACGGCTTTCCAAGTCTTTCCTTTTACAATCTGACGGATTGTGTCTTTATGAACTCCAAACCGTTCCCCCAATTCCCGAGGAACAAATCTACCAGTCCGCCACAAAGCACGGATTCGGCGAACTTTTTCTTCAGTCAAGCGAACGTTGCCATTTCTTTCTCCTACCGAAGCGGTTCCATGAGCACGTTTATCCAATCCATTGTTCTCTTGCTTTGTCCCCCAACAAAGATTTGGCAGACGACAATTTCGCTTATCCCCATCTAAATGGCGGCATTCCATACCCTCGGGACATGGACCAACAAAAGCCAGCAATAGAAGGCGATGAACGAAAAATAAAGTCTGCTTAGATTTCCTACAAAGACCAACAATTGGATATCCACGCCCTACCCAATTAAGGCGTCGCCATTTGCCACTTTCTTTACTCCAACAAACACCACTACGAGTTATTCGATGATTTGGATATCCAAGAAAAGCAAGTGATTTCATACTAAAGTCTCCAATGGTCGATACTCAGGCCCAACGGGGACTCCATTTTCAATCTTCAGTCTACTTTCAGAATTTCCGATATGACGGCAGCTAATCGAAGTATCCACCATCGGCTGCCAGCCATGTTCCTTCGCCCACTCACACAGCGAGTAGTCTTCACTCTTACAGCGAGCCTGATCCACGCCGGGCCAGCCGAGCAGATTCACCCGCCAATCGAACCAGCGGGAGCCGGGCCGTTGCGGTGGAATCTTCTCCAAGAAATCCCGCCGGAGCAACAGGCAGCCCGCCCCAACCAAATCAACAGGAATAACGGCGGGGATCGGATAGTTCTGGATGTACTGCCCATCCCGCAGCATCACCGGCACGCCAATCGGCGGACTGCGACGATGATAGACGCCGGAGATAAAGGGCTGGTTGTGGGCCATCAGCCGGAGGATCGTATCCGGCGGACAGACAACATCCGAGTCCAGAAAGAATACGTGGCTGCAACCCAAATCCAACGCTCGCTGGCAGCAGTTGTTGCGAGCCATGTCATAGGGTTGGCCAGCAATCGGCAAGAAGGGATAGAATTTCCGCAGGTCATTACGGCCCGGAATAATAAGCTCGCGGACGCCGAAGGACCATGCCAGCGTCGTGATCTCGGTATGCAGGATGCCGACGAGGACTTGATTGGCCTCGCGGATCTCCCATGAAGGGGCGGACACAATTAACCCCCAATTTGAATGGAAAGAACGGACCCCGAGCACACTCCGCCACCGCTGAGGAGGATGCCCGCCGCTAGGTTGGAACCGCTGAGATATTGCTGGGCGGCCAGTCGGAAATGATAGGCGAGAGAATGCCCCGTTAGCTCTGCTTTGAGCCGGAACCCACTCATTACGGACTCATCATAATACACGAGGAACGGCGTCATTGGCGTTCTCGATGAATAGTAATTTAATATGCTTATATAAATCAGTTGGCAAAGAAAGGCAAGCGGAATCTCCTCCTGCTTGCCTTCCGATTAGTGCGTCTGCTTGTCGAACTTGAATTTGCCGTCGCCATCGCGGTCATAGACCAACCAGCCGCCCCGGACCTTGCCGGCGTAGCTGCCATCCTTGACAATCGGCGTGCCATCCGCCGTGCAGGGAATGCCAATCGACTTGGTCCCCTGCGTCACCTGCCACGGCTGGCCATCCAACGGACCGCCGACCAACGTCACGGACTCCAGCATTACTCGATCTCCTCCGATTGGCACTCGCCCGTCTTGGAATTATAGCGAGCGATCACCTGACACAAGCGCCACTGGGGACTCTTCCGAATCGCCAGGAACTCCGCTTCGCACTCGGCATAATCCTCGAACAAGTAAACCGTCCCTGGCGATAGAACCCAACCATCCCGCTTCGCCTCGCCCTGCTCGTCCAAATCCAACGGCCCCCACATCTCCTTGGTGATCTCGTCCAAGATGATGTAAACGATGGGAGCGAGTTTCTTTTTGCGACGACGGGACATACGGATTACTCCGTCGAACGGTTAATCGTCCCCTCCAGCGTTACCGTCGTACCGGCGTCACCCCCCAGACCCTGCTCGTCCGCCAGCGGGATGCCATCGACCGGAGCTGGGTAGGTGTAGTCAGCGTAGCCGAACGTCTGGTCATTCGTGCCGTTGTTCTGG